ATAGGTTCAGCGTTAGGTGTCTTAGTAAGTGCTTCTATAAGTTCAGCTACTTGACTAAAACCATTCTTAACTTTTGCCTCTAATTGTGCTACTTGTGTTTTAAGATTTTCGTTTTCAGCTACTAAGCTCGAAATCTCGTCAGCCATTTTCTCATCATACTTCTTACCCATTTCAGCAGGAGTTTCGTCAGCGATTTCCGCTTCTGCTTCTGGGGTTTCAATAGAGATAATTTTAGCGGCTTCGTCTAACTCGATTTGAGTGCCGTCTGCTAATTGGTGTTCACCACTTGGAGCAGGTGTTCCGTCTGCTAGGGTAACTTGACCACCGATAGCAAGTTCGCTAATCATAACCTTTGTTCCATCCATAAGGCTATATTCTGCGAATGTAACAGGTACTTCTTCGATAGGTGCTTCAACAGGAGCAGGTGCTTCTACTTGTGGCATATCTTCGAACAAAGCCCTAATTTGCATAATTGCATCTTTTGCGTTCATCATTCTTTTTGTTTAAATATTAATAAAAGATTTTGTTTATCATTTAACCCGTTGCAATATTTCCTTTATTGCATTCATAAGTTCTTGTTCTTTGCTTGGCTTAGTCTTGTAAGTAAATAAACCCTCTACGCTAAACCCTTTGAATTTGCCCTCTTTAACGTCGTTCCATACTGCATCATTTTCTACTTTGAACGAACCGAACCACGAGCCGTCAGGTGCATCTTCAAAACCCTTCATTGGTTGTATGCCTCTGCTCTTATCTGTAATAAAGCTCTCAAACATAGTAACCCCTTCTACCTGAGCATCAGGAGAATGCATCAAATTAACATTTGATTGGTAGCCTCTTTTGAAAAACTTTTGAGCAATCTTAAAAATGGTATCTTTACTAAACACCACATAATAATCGCCATAAGTAGCGTCACTGCGAAAAATAGGTACATCAGCCAACATAAGAGGTCCAGAAATAATGCGCTTATCCTCGCTAACCACTTCAAAGCGTTGTTGGTTCTTAAAGGCATTCCAATTCTTTTGTATAGCCGGTCTATCAACTAATGCAACGTAATCTACTTCTGCATCGTCATTCATATCCTCGCTAATGTCTAATAAATAAACAGGTAAATCCATATCTTTAAATATTAAGTGTTTTAAATTGTTATCATTTAACCGAACCTTGCCCTTTGTCTTATAGCAGCGATACGTTGTTGGTTACTTGTTACATCGTTTTCTACAACGTAAGCTCTAACGGCTTGGTTTCCTATTGCGTTAATAGTCTGGTTATCTAAGGTAGTTGTTTGTGCTTGTGGTTGTGGGGGTGCTAATGGGGCTGCTGCTGATATACTTGGAGCAGATGCGCCACCGCCTACTGTACCTGTACCCTTTGCAGAAGGAATATTTGTGCTAACAATCTTTTTAACGTTTATTAAACCGGCAGCAATTACCGCACCTGCACCTACAAATCCTAAAACACCGCCTTGACCTAATGCCCTTGTCGCACCTTGATAAGTATTTATGATTGCTTGTGCAACTGCGATAGCTTTACCTGCTACACTATTCTGGTCTACAATAGCGCTAAGTATAGTTAATGCACTTTCGGTATCTGCAACTTTTGCATCTAATCTTTTTTTATCCTCAGATGCTAACCATTTATTTACAGCATTTACATTTTGAGCTGAGTCCTCAGTTGCCTTCTGTTGAGTTAGAATAGCTTGTAAAGTAAAGTTAGTAGTAGAATTAACAACCTTTTTTTGGTCATCTATTCTTTTATCATCTATTTCCTGCTGCTTCCTTGCAGTTTCTGCTGCTTGTGCAGCATCTAAATCATTTAATTCTTTTTGTGTTAGAATTTTAGCATTTAGAGCATCTTTTCTTCTCTTATCGTATTCAGCTAATAAATCTTCTGTAAGTTTCTTTTCGTCATCAATTTGCTTTTGTAATCTTGCAGCTTCTTCTTCTGCTAATTTATTTGATATTTCCCTAGATTTTTCTCCGGCTTGTTTTGCATTATCTTCTCTTCTCTTTTGTTCTTGCGCATCTAAAACAGCTTGTTCAGTTTTAAGGTCTCTAAACTTTTTAAGTTCCTCTGCATTTAATCCTTCTTTTGTTTTAAGTTTTGCTCTTAAAAAATCAAGCTCATTCTCTCCTTGCTTTTTTGATAGCTCAAATATTTCCTTTTCCTTGCCGCCTTGTGCAGTAAGTATTTTAATTCTAGCCTCAATACTTTCGTTTCCTCTCTTAGTTGTTTTTTCTAATTTATCTAATGCCCTTGATGCTTCCGATGTTACACCTACAAAGTCAGTAACCTTATTTATAATATCTCCAAAGAATTTACCTATTTGAGCAAGTCCAGGGAATAAATTTAAAACTGCTTTTTTAACCGCTTCAAAGTTCGTTACTAATAAACCAATCCCAACAACTAATGCTCCATAACCTGTTGCTATGATTGCTCCTCTTAATGTAGTAAAAGAAGTTACTACTTGCGTTTTAATAACTGCTCCTAATTGCTTAAAGCTATCGATACTCTCTCCTACTGATTGTAAGCCTTGCGATAAAGCCATAGCGGATTGAACTTTTACAAGTGTCTTTTGTAAGTCCTCGCTTTCTTTACCGAATAAACCTACTGCACCTTGTACGGCTGCAAAGCCACCTGCTACACCGCTTAATGATGCAGATAAAGCCTTAAACTTAGCATCTGGGTTAAACGCATCTACTAAACTCTTAGCATCTCCGATTGCGTCTTTTAATTCTGCTGCTCTCTTGGCTGCTGCGACTGCTTGTTCAGATGTTGCACCAAACTTATCAGATAAAGTTTGTACCTCTGCCGTTGCTTGTCTTAACTGCGATTTTAAAGAGCCTAAGGCTTGTTCTGTGTTGCCGCCTACTGTTATATTTATACCTACGTTCTCTTGTGCCATTAGTATTGTGTTTCTATTACTTTAAGAAATGATAGTTTAGTAGTATTGTATTCCATAGGGTTGAAGTTCTCAACTTTATTAAGTCTAAATAATACCCCGTCTATAAATACATACTTACTAAAATCTAAGTTGAAAATGTCTATAATATCAAGTAAACCAAAGCAGGTTAATAGCTTACTATCCTTGCTTGTTATCTCTGCAATATAAGGACTATGATAAGCATTAAATACGTTTGTGCTTGGGTATCTATTAGGATTAAATTGTAGCTCTTTTGGTGCGCCAAAGTTTATATCGTTATTAGGGTTAATTGGGTCATCTAAGTGTCCGGCATAACCATAGCTTGTATAAGATGCTAAAACAGTTGCTCCATTCATTATGTTCCAACTACTAACTTCTGTTATTTTTTTAACCTGCATAATTCTTATTATGCTATCCATTCTGTCCTCTGCGTTATTCGTGTTGGACTTCTTATAGATTGCAGGGAACACTTTGTCTTGTCCTGTTGCTTGGTACAATGTAGAAGCAGCAAATATAACTTCTAAGGTGTCGGTTTCTTTTACAAAGTCAAACTCAGTATCGTAAATAAAATCTCCATAGCCTTCTGTGTACTTTTTGCGGTAGTTCTCGCCATAGAAGTCGTTATCAGCCTTGAACTTGTAATTATAGTAACGAGCGTTAATCTCACTCATTGGCTTTATGCTTAAAGGCTTTGCTCTATCTATTTTGTTAGTCCAATCCAAAGCCTCAGCTGACTTGTCAGGATAGAAGTCCACATAAGGACTAATAACCAGCTCCTTGTCGTTAAACTTATTCTCATAAACGTAAAGGTTAAACATTTTAACAATGCTTAAAAAGAAATCTGATTGAAATATACCTCTTGGAATAACATCGTTTACTTTAATCGTTTCTCCTAAATTAACCTGTACTTGTGTAGGGGTGCTTGTTGTTATACCTATCTCGCCCATTGTAATATCAAGGATAATTCCGTTGCCTGATATTTGAACCTGCATTGTGTCCGTATTCGCAAAAGTAACTCCGCTAACTGTAAATTGACAGTTCATAAAGCTGCTAACACTTGCATCAAAGTCCTGTCTGCCTATCTCTATGTTATTTTTATAGAGTATAACAGAATAGTTT